CTCATCTTGATAACAACAAAGAATCCTGTATCATCAACGCCCGTTTTAAGGACATTACCTTTTGTATCTGTGTAGGTGTCAATAACTTCTCCCACCTGCACATTTGAATGAGTAATCATTACATTCTTATAATCACTCTTCATAAATTTGTTAGAAGCATCTCTTAGTGCTTCTAATGTAATTAAATCGTTTTGCTTATCCACTACATCCACAGATGCGTAGCCAGCAATAACCATATCCTTTCCTGTTCCCTTAAGAATAACTAATTCGGAACCTGAAGAGGGTTTGTTCCCAAGACGAATCGGCTTCACCTTAAGACTCATGTTAATACATCTGTTTAACTATTATATAAAGGAATAGGGTTATTTATCAGAAAAGGAGATATTTATATATTTATCTTCAGTAATATCCCACAATCCCTCGTCGCTATCTTTGTCAGTTGGCTCTTCTTTATACCCTGTAAATACAATCCATTTATCTTCTTCCATAATTTTAACAACACGGAAGTGTATTTTACCCGAATACATTTTTCCTTCTAAGAAATATTCGTGATAACCATCTCTTTGTGAACCAATTTTAATTTCACCTTCATCAAGTTTTTTAGATTTATCTACATTCTTATCATATTCAGTAAGGTATCTTTCTGCCTTTCCAAATAATTCATAAATATCCTCAATCCTATCCTGCTCAATTCTCCAACTAAATGTTTTATCTTTAATTTGGTAAATAAAATTTAAATCACCGTCTTCTCTTCTCCAAATTTCATAAGTATTATTTTCCATCTTACCTATCGTTTCGGGGTCCTTGACTAATGTTTTATCATCGTGATAAAATTTTTGTCTTTCCTTATTATATAATACACCAAAGGCTTCTCCTCTTTCCTTAATATATTGTAATAGACCTTTCTCAATATTACCATCAGAAAAAATTCTCTTAATAATTTCAGGTGCTTCCTTTTTGACTCTGCGAATTAATTCTTCTTTAGTAATTTCACCTTGATTGACAATTTCTGCAACAAGGCTCATTAGTTTTCCGCTATCCTTTTTGTAGATTTCAGCAAGTTCCTGCTTCCACAAATCAATATCTATCATAGCATTCTTAGCCATTAAATTATTTTGTAAAAATCCTGATAAAACAAAACCTTCCGTATCATAGGATGTGTTTAAATCTACAATACCGTGGACATTATCTGTAATTGAATATGATTTTGTAAGGGCTTGAATTGCATAATCAGATGCAGATTTCTTATTGTCTTTAGATAAAAATTCAAGAGTAATAATTTTTTCAGGTTCAGTAACTTCAGGCTTTTCAATTACTTTAGCACTATAAATTGAGAAACCTGTTTTTGTTTTCTTAACTTCATCAACCTTAACACGAATAATCTTACCCTTTTCTGAAGTAATTTTTGTATTCAAGGCTTTGCCTACATTTAGATAATCTTTGTTTTCGTATCTTACAACGGGTTTATACTCTTCATCACCAAGAGGTCCAGCACCTAATGTATAACTAAATGTTCCATTTTTGTTCTTTCTAACATCTAAAATTATTAAATCTAAATCAACAAACTTTTTCCACTTAACCCACTTTGGGTTTTTCTTCTTACCTACAATGTATGAAGATTTAGCGTCTTTAATCATCACACCTTCCGATGTAGGATTTTTCATAATTTCTAAAGAATATTCTTCAATATCTTCTAATGAGTCTGCAAATCTGGTATTAGATTTTGTAGGGAATTGCAATTGTCTATGTGAAACTTTGTTAAAATTACCCATAAGAGTTTGTAGTCTTTCCTCTAACTTATTCTTCCAAGTGTGTTCACCATTTAATTGAATAATGTCAAAGACATGAACTCTTAATTCAAATGCCGAATCATCCCTCTTAGAATTGATATAGGAAATTGTATCGGCTCGGTGTAATGGTTCATCATTTTCATATAGAACAACTTCAGCATCTAAAATACAATTAGGAAAATCCTCATCTCTCATTAATTCTACTTGCTTATCAAACTTTCTTGTAATATCATTTTTATTAAATGAATAGATTTTAATTTCTTTTTTCTTATGTATCTGAATACGCATACCATCATATTTTTCTTGCACTACATATTCTCCAGAAAATCCTCTAAGTTCTTTCATATCGTCAATTTCAAAGATGCGATACATAGGTTTGTTAGGTATAATAAATTCATTTAACTCTTTGTCCTCTTTTAGCATAGCATTCTTAGTAGAAAAATCTGGGTCGCCTTTACTACCAATAGTATAATTAAATTCATCAACTAAATAAGGTTCAACACCTGATAAATAATCTAAAATAGCATCTTCTATTTCATCAACAGAAGATTCTTCATTTAAGTTTAAATCTTTATATGTTAAAATATAATTAACATCTACTTTTTTATAACCATCATCAGTCATATATCTAATTTGATTAACAGTAATAATTTTTTCCTGTTTTAAAATTCTCTTAGTATCAGTTAATTCCTGCCAAGAAGAGGCACTATTTTCTTTTGTATAAACTTCATAAAGCATCTCTCTTGCTGGTTGCATCTTACGCTTTAGTCTTTTTACATCAACATCATAATTTTTATCAAGCCATCTAAATAATTCTCCATCGGTTAAGTCTAAACCTACATAACCTTCTGTAAAATTATCTTCTCTTTCGCCCACTTCTTTCCATCCGTCTAAAGCACCACGACCAGCCCTGTATGCCCAATGTAAAAACATGGCATAAACTTGGGTATCTTCTAAAAGTAATTTTGGTAATTTATCACCAAACTTTTTTCTAAACGGGTCTTTGCTAAAGGAGGTCTGCTCTTGAACCTCTTTGATATTTTGGTAAATTCTTTTTGCTTTAGCACCTTGAGGATTCTTTGCCTCTTCACTATAAACCAATGATTCGGATAATTCATCTCTTAACAAATCACCAATCGGGTCAGGACTATCCCATTTATTACGAATTTCTTCAATTGTGTTAGACCATTCATCTTTGTAATCCTTTGGTCTTTCTCTTGCACTAAGATAAGAAACTCTTACCTTATCATACAAGTCTCTTAATGACCTTGATAATGGGTCAATCCTACCCGTTTCTGGAGGCAATTAAACACCTCAACGCATATCTTGGGGCATCTGTGCTGAACTTGCATCAACTCTCGTTGTAGATAAAAATGCTCGTAGTTTATTTGCGGCTTCGTTAAGGGCAGAAAGAAGTGCTTTGCCTTCCGAAGTAGAAAGAGGATTAGCCATAGCCTTTTCTTCATTATCTAACATGGAAAGTGCAGTTATAGCAGGGTTAAGTTTTTCTTCATCCTCTCTAAATCTTGCTAAAGAGAGTTCATCGTCTGCATCATCCTTAGAAATAATTCTACCCGTATAATCTCTTGTAGGCATTTGTCTATTTTTATACACAGCACCAGCAGTTTTTTGTTGAGATTCTGTTAATGGCTTTTGAGCCATTCTACCCACATCAACTTGTGCAGGGGTCTTTGCCTTTCCAGTAATTTTCTTATCACTTGGGTCAATATGACTACCAAGATGATTAGAAAGGAAATTCCCAATCTCAATCAATTGTCTTAATACTGCTGTTGTTTTATCTCCAGCACGAGCATCTTCTGTAAAATCCATTGTCAATTCATTTTTGCTATTATAATCCATTTTATTCACCACTTAGTCTAACCACTAATTCATCAATTTCACTCCAATCCATTTTAGCAATCGTGTCAGCCGAAGGGACTCGTGTTGCTTTTTGGACTGAAGGTGCTTGACTTTCTACTTTTACAAGTCCAGACTTCATTAAAATATTATCACCATCAAAGACGGTTGATTCTAATTCTTTCATTAACAATACTAATTGTTCATCCATTTTATTCACCACTTTTAGGGTATACCATTTCTCTCAAATCATTGTAAAGTCGCTCGTAATCTTTTCGTAATCTTGCGGCCAACTTTACTACCTTCACATTTTCTTCATCATATCTAATGATTTTCTTATTCAACTTTTTGTCGCCTTTTACTACGCCTAATGTTTTCAATAAACGAATCAGTTCGGATAACTTGAGGAAATCGTGTCCAAAGTATTCTGTTGGGTCTGCGATATTTAAAATTGCCTTAACCTTTTTCTTCTGCTTTTTGTCAAGCGATTCAAGGATAAGCCCAACATCTTCCTTGATAATAATTTCATCCTCTTCACCGAGGACTACTAATAGGTTGTCAAGAGATTTTTTAGTCTCTTGGAATGGGTCAAGTTCATTAGGTTCAATTCTCTTTGCTGGTTCTCTTTGTTCAAGATATTCAACATCTTTCAATTTCTTAGAATCCAAAAGACCAGAAAGAATGCCCTCCTTCTTGTAAATTTCCAAGAATGTTTTAGTTAAATGAAACATAACCGACTTTCCGTTAGGGGTATCTGGAACCCTCTCTCTTAATTTTTCGTTAATACTTCTCTCAACGGTTGCGAGGACTTCTTTATCCGAACCCGTATATTTAGTTGAAAGACTTCTACCTTTGACAATATCAAAAAGAGCAGAAATAATTTCTCTTTTCTCATCATCAGTCTTAGCAATTTTATTCATTTCTCTTGTAATTACTGGCCCTAATCTTGTTTGAATTTGTTGTCTTCCTTCAGAATCAGTAGTAATAAAAATACCCTTCTTAATTGCATTAATCATAGAAGGTAATGTTACATCATTAAACCTCTTTAATGTATTAAAGTCAAAAGCCTTTCTTGAACTTTCTCCTCCACTTAAACCATCTCTAAGACCTTGTGCAAAATAAGCAAATTCTTCTTCCTTTCTTGTCTCATCAACATAATATGGGCTATCTCTATTTTTAAAAACAGTAGCATATAATATAGCAGTAGGGGCAGTTTCAGTAGGGTATTCAGGAAGTCTTTGTCTAATTTTATTAATGTAGGGAAGTTTTTCCTTTTCAGATAATTGCATAAATTTATCAGCAGACCCATTAAAATCTTCCATTTGGTCTATCCAATATTCAAAAATTTCTCGTAGTCTTGTATTATTATAGTAGTTTTCACTTGTCAAATCTAATCTCTTAAATTTATTAATGAAATCTTTTCTTCTTCCTCTAAATTGTTCACTCCTTCCATCACCATATCTAATGTTAAGAGAAGTTTTGCTTACCCTACTATTCTGCCCAACCTTAATACCAATTCCTTTAACTTCAACAGCATTTGGCGTAAGAGCCGCAATCGTTTTTGGCTTTCTATTAAGTTCTTTTTTCATTTCAGCAAGGATAGCCTTTAGAGCCTTTTTATCTTGCTCAGTTAAATTTTCCTCTTCAATGAATTTAGTTAGTCTAAGAATTGTTCTTTCATCACCAATTGTAGGGCTACCTACTAAACTAAGTAATTCATTTAAATTTTTAAACGAAGTAGATTTAACCCATTCTCTAAATAATTGAGCACTCTTGGGGAAGGAGTTTTCAAAAGAATCAAGTTTTGCTGTTGTTGCCTTTTTACCAGATTTAGGGGGAATTGGTGTCTGTGTTTCCGGTTCATCCTCTAATTCTCTTTTACTTTCCTCTCTTTCAAGAATATCCTTAAATGCTTCTAATTGTCTTAAAATTTCCGAATCCGTAAATTTATCAAAA